AAAGAAAGCTCCTAATTCGGAAATAGGATCTGTACCATGTCCATTAGGTGGAGATATAACTGCTCTTGCAGTTGCTAAAGATCCACCGCCGCCACTGATTACAATATCAGCAACATTATAATCTGTTCCTTTATCAGTAACAGTAATAGAAGCTACTGTTTGGCTTGAGCCAGATCCGGCCATCACTGCAGTTGCAGTAGCACCAGTACCATCACCAGTAATTGTAACAGTAGGTGCTGAACTATAATCTTGTCCAGCTGATGTGACTTCTATTCTTTCAATACCAGCAGCTTTACCATGACCTAATGAATTAATTTGAGCCGTTTGGTTAGCGTAGTTAACATCAGTCGTAGCAAACCTACCAAAGGTAAGTGTTCCACCATCAGTTAATGATTGAGCACTTGATAGCGTAAGTGTAGTACCACTAATGTTTGCAACCGTAACTGAACCAGAGATACCAGCACCTGTTACTAATTGACCAACTTTAATGTTAGCATTTGCTGCAGACAAAGTAGCTGCAGTTGCAGAACTTGTAGCACCATTAACTGTAGCAGTTGTTGGATAACCAAGTGTATTAACTGGCATATATGAATTCGTTAAGAATTTTTCAGCATCTACTACTGTGACAGTGTACATGTATTTCCACTTATATCCATCTGATTCTGAAGTTGGTTCTGTATTAATATGTACAGGTTCTACTGTAGAAGCACCGGCTCCAGCCACGATACACTTATAAACTTTAAACTCGGATGTGATTATGTAAAAAGCTTTGTCGTATATTGTAGCATCATCTGAATCCCATGCAACATAAGATCTCCCAGAAGTCCATGTATGTCTATTAACTACGTGTGCCACTTCTCCCGCGGTTACTTTTTTCATACCAATCATTTGCTGGTATGCTCCTGCTATATTGTCAATATTATCTAAGGGAGTGAATGGTGTAGTATCAGTAGTATCACTAGTTGAATTTGACCAAACATCTGATTTACCGATAGCGACATAAACACTACTAGAGGCCACATCCTCTTTAAAGTTTTGAGCATTGACTACTCTAAATGGTGTTGTTACTATTGCTGTCATTTTTTATTCCTGTGCTATAATAGCTTTGTTATTAAATCTATTTATAATAGTTCCAGGGAAGTTTTCAATAGTTTTGTCACTAAAAAAGCTGATTGGATATCCATTATGAAACTTCCTAGCGCTATCAAAATTACTACCTTTTCTATTAAAGTAATTATTATTTATAAGGGTTCTAAAGTTGTCGTCTCCAACTTCTGCCGCAACATGATTAAGAGAAAGTATAAGAATTTCTTTTACTTCTTTAGCACGTTCTTCTGAATGAGTTGGTGAATCAAAGCGAATAACTGGATCTACTACGTATCCATTGCCTGGATTAGTAACTGTTACTCCTGTAATTTCTCCTTTATGAATTGGATTATTAATATCACTTAAATCGTCGGCCGTTGCGATTTGAACTGTTGCAGTTGCCGTTACATTTGTAGATAATAATACTCCATCTGAATCTGTTGATGTTGGTGGATCAATAATAAGTACAGGAGCATTAGCAAATGTTTTATCTCCAATTGTTCCTGAAGTTTTTATATTTCCATTGATCAACTTACCAGCATTTGCATTTCCTGCTACACTAGCATTTGCTGCAGCATAATTAGCTCCACCACTTACTATTGTTGTGCTTGCAACTCTACCATCAACATCTACTTTACAAGTTATATTTGCAGCCGATATTGTTTGACCAGGTATTGCATCTCCAGTTACTGTTATGGCCGGCCCAGTAAAAAAGTCTTGGCCATTCACTGTTGTTTTTGTTGCTGGATTTACTGGATATCCAAATCCAGGATTAGCTATACTTACATTTGTAATTGCACCATTTGTATCTAGGGTAAGAGATAGAACCGCAGATTTACTTATCTTAGCTTCAAGGTTGGGTAAGAAAAAAGATGTAAATGCTTCAACAAGTAATGCAACATCTTCTGCGCCAATAACACCAGGCTGTAATCCTGGCATTGAAGATAAAGTTTTTCTATTTAATCTTCCATATAGATCTCTATATGAATAAACAAACCCAGGTTGATTTGGAACTGGTATAGATCCAGTATTACCCTCATTAATACCAATATCTAATTCAACTGCTTCTTGTCTTATATTATCTCCAAGAGCAGCACGAGTTAATTCTGTTAGAATTAAAATTTCTCCAAAGAATATAAATCCAGCTGGATGTACTAATTTGTCAAAGGCCGTTTCCCAGTCACTTAAGTTTTTACCAGTTCTTACTACATAAGAAAACTTTTGATAAAATTTTGAATCTTGTAATTTAACATTATCAGATAAGAAACCTTTATGATCTAAATATCTATTAAGACCTGTGTCCCATTTACCAGAAGAAGGTATTAAAGTTTTATCATACGGAAATTCAGTTTCTACACTTTCATCAAATAATAATCTAAAGAATATTTCGATCGAATCTGATGTACCCTTTAGTTTATAAAAGTCATTAATATTTTTGTATAGATTTCTTTTATTAACAGTTAAATCTCTTGGAATTGCTGCAGCAATTTCTTTCTGCATGAGCTCTAAATAATCATTTGTATTTTCATCTATATTTAAAGCCTCTTCAATGGCATTAATAATATAAGAAGGACCAGGTCCAACCCAATAAGTAATAGGTGTTACTAATTTTGCAGTCTGGCCGTTAAGATTATTATCTAAATTAACAACAGAAAAGGTTTTACCAATTTCAGTTGTACGATCTTTAAGAGTACCTGGTAGTTCATTACCATTTGATATTTGTACATTTGTTCCTGTTAATGGTATTGTGGTTTCAACTCCATTGGAATCTGTAACCACTAAGCTTGAACTTGCTCCATCAAAGTCAGTAAAGAATTCGTTGTTATCGTTATTCGGATCTAAGATTCTAAAGACAGCTCTTCTTGACGCTACTAAATCTGTAAAAGTTTCTGTCTCAACATATATGAACTCTTTCATATTCATGAATTCATAATATTTTTCAAGAAGCTGTTTAATACCAGTGTCGCCAGAATCTGTTAAGATTTCTTGAGGTATAACCTGATCGATTCGTAAATCTTCTTTTGTTTTCTTTTTAAGCGATCCAACCGATTCTACATAATTCGGATTGGTTGCGTCTGATCCATATCCACTCATGTTTAAGTACTCGATCTAAATCTTGATGTTGTCTGATAATTAACACTTCCAGAAGAACCTGATGTTGCAATAGTATCTTTATTAGCAGTCATAGTTGTTCTTGTAGAATCAATAGAAAGTATTTCATCTCTCTTTGGAGCAATGTCTAAAGAATCTGGAGTTGCTGTAATACGTATTGGAGTTGCATCGTCTGGTATAAATGAATTTAAAGTAATTGTACCTTCTGTTGGATCAACTACTCCACAATCTGATATTGTAGTTACCTTATCTGCTCCAACTAAACGATAAGCAAATATTTTTCTATTTGAAGAACCGGGAATGGCTACATCATTAAAGAAGTTATCTACTCCATTTCTTTTAAAAGCCGTGGATTGAATGACTGATTCTGTAGCTCCACCAGGAACATAGAAAGAACCCGGATATGTTAAACTAAAATTATTTGATATACTTGTTAAAGGTGTAATACTTTGAAACATAAAAGGACGTACTGACGAGTTAAGAATAGAAGGGTCAGAAGAATCGATCGCTCTTAATAAAGCAGAGTGTCTAAAGACTCCATCAAACTTATTGAGATCATTTAATGAATAATCATCGATTGTATCTGAAACCACAGCCTTCAGTTCAATATCCGTTCTATCAGTTAAGTTTGGATTATATTTAAATGCTACATCTAATTCTAAGAAAGAATAGTTTGGATCTACGACAGTTGGCGTAATTGATACTACATTCTTTCCTTGTAAAACTGTACCAGTCACTGTTGCCTTTTCGTCATCGGTTAATTTATCAGCGGTCTTGGGTTTAATGGCAATAAATATTTTACCATAATCAGGAGTCGCCTGATCTTCTCCACCCCATGTAGAGATTGCATCGATATTAGAAAATTCTCTTTGAATAATCGCTCGATAATCATCAGCAGTCACCGCTCTGTTTTGAGAGGTATATGTTAATGGAGCATTATAACGAATCGATTCAAGAGTTTCTCCATCAGCGCCACCGGCTGCTGATGTCACTGTGGTGACTGCGATATTAGAAAAGCCGCCAACATTATCTACCAT